ATGGCTTTGATTATGAGCCAGGTACACGGGAAGAAAGTATTATTGATTGACAATGATTTCCAGGCAGCAGTCACAAAGTTCTTTGAAAAACACAGTTATGACGCGCTGAGCATGGAAGAAGTGCTTAGAAATCCGATTTTATTCGCGCAAGATGTAATTGTACCGAGCGGACGCTGGGGGTTGGATATTATCCCGTCTAATATGAACCTGGTAGCGGCAGCAGACGACCTTATAACAGATAAAGACGGCGATCAGATGGGAAGAATCAGACACGTACTTAACCAGGTGGAAGAAGATTACGATTATTGTATTATTGATTGCCACCCAGGAGTAGGAATAGAAGTACTGAACGCCCTGGCAGCAGCAGAAGACATTATTATACCAATTAAGGCAGATAAGAACGCCTTAGACGGTATGGAAGAGTTAGACGACATTATACAGGAAATCAGACCGTATAACGAAAAGCTGGAAAGTGTGCGCTGCCTGGTAACGATGTACACAAAGGATATTGACGTAATCAAAGGCGAGGAAGCCTTAAGAAATAGTAAATACGATGTATTTAATACACATATCAGACATAGCAAGAAGGTAACGGCGTGGACGTATGAGAGCGGACAAAGCCTGTTAGAGACAACACCGAGAAGTGCAGCGACAAGAGATTATAAGAACCTGGTATTAGAGTATATGGGGGGAAGAGGATAAGGAAAATGAAAAAAGTTGAAGAAACAATAGTTATACGAAATGAAAAAATGATTTATGCGGTAAGACTGAAAAGTAAAACGGAAGGCGAAGACGGCAGAAGAGAGAATAACAACCCGTATCTTATCGTAGAAGGTGGAAAAATAAAATACATAGATCATATCTACGGGAACAAGTCAGAATTTAATTTTAATGACGAAGTACACACGGTAGCAAAAGAAATTTTCATAAGTGGACTTAAGAACGCGATTAAGGAAGAAATTTTACAGCTTAAGCAATTAGAGCTTGTGTTGGAAGAAATGAACCTTAAAGAGTGTATCGGGGATACATTACAGGAAAGCGCAACATTTTTGCAGAATGTCAGAAAGTTTATAGGTGTTGGAGAAAAGTAGGAGTGTAAAGATGCTTGAAGAGTTCAAGGAAACATTAAGAAGGGTTTTGCTGGCAAAGTATAGCATCGGCTTTATAGACGGATACGAAACCGGGAAGGCTGACGGATATACGGAAGGATATACAGACGGAACAAAAGCGGGCGGTTTTACCGACGGGTACAGAGCTGGTAAGACTGATGGATACCGGGAAGGGCATGAAGGCGGAATAAAAGCGGGTGGCTTTGTTGACGGATACGAAACTGGGTACGAAGTCGGATACAAAGAAGGAAGCGAAGACGAAAGAAAAGGGATAAGACGGTTAAGCCCAGGAGAAAAAATAGGGGAACAGTAGAAAGGAGATACAGCAATGGGAAAGATTGGCATAGGCGACAGACTTAACGCCAACAGCAAGAAAAATATTATTTTTGCAAAGGACTACAGAAAGGTACGCTTAGACCCGCGTACATTGATTCCGTCGGAGCATAACAAGTATAGCCAGGACAATATAGAAGAACTGGCGGACAATATGCTTTTAGTCGGACAGCTACAGGAAATCATAGTAGGGCGTGTAGACGGGCAAGACAGAATAATAGTAGGACATAGACGTACAGCGGCAGCAGTCCTTAATATCGAGCGTGGACACGACGAATTTAAGCTTGTGGACTGCAAAATAAAAGAAATGAGCGAAAGCCTGTTTATGCTGACACTGCATAGTGCAAATATCTTTAACCGACAGCTTAGCGACTGGGAATTAACGAACGGCGTAGCTGAGTTTACAAAGTACCTGGTAAAAGCCAGGGAATCCGGGGAACTGACTATAGAGGGGAAAATGAGAGACTATATAGCAAATGTTACCGGGAAGTCTACGGGTAAGATAAATCAGATCAACAGTATCAATAACAATTTGTGCGAAGAAGGCAAGGAAGCATTTAAGGACGGAAAAATAAACTTTTCTACGGCTTATGAAACGTCCAGGCTGCCGGAAGCAAAACAGCATGAAGTTATTGAAAACGGGGAGCTGTTAAGCAAAGATGTCCGGGAAATGGTAAAGGAAGAAAAAGAGAAGAAGGAAGCAGAAAAGAAGCCGGGCGACGATTACGAGCCAGCACACCCGGAAAGCATTACGAGCCTATGCTATTCTTGCTTATATTACAGTGAGTGCAACGTAAAAACGGGAACTTGTAAAAAGTGCGATAAGTACACGAATAAGGCAGAAGCGGAGAAGACAGAAGAACAAAAGTATGAGGAAGAACAGGCGGTAATAGACCGGGATACAAAAGCGAAGCTACGGCAGCAGTCCGATGATAAGAAAATGGAGACACTACCGAGCGAAGCGGCGGCAGCAGAACCAAAGACACACATTATACGGCTTGCGGCTATGTACTTTGATGATGTGGCAAGCGGTAAGAAAAGCTTTGAACTTCGGAAGAATGACCGGGGATACAAGGAAGGCGACGTATTAGAGCTTATGGAGTTCAAAGACGGACGCAATACAGGAAGAGAGATAAAAGCGGATATTATCTATATGCTGGAAGACTACAGCGGGTTAGAAGAAGGTTGGTGTATCCTGGGAATAAAAGTAAGACCCGAAGAAAAAAAGGAAGCTGACTTACCGGGACAAATGGATATAGAGGAATACTTAGGCAAAGAAGAAAAATAAAAGGTGTCAGAATCTGACACGGAAAGGAAATAACAATGTGGTGCGAAAGGTATAAAAGCACAACAACACTTGTAACGGAATGTGAATGTAAAACTTGTTTTATGTGTGAATATTGCGAGCCGGAAGATGGAGAGGAAGAAGACTATGATTACTAAAGGGCAAAGAGTAAAAGTGATATGCAGCGAAGCCAGGCTTAAGGAAGTAGGCGTAAGACAGAAACATATTAAGCATATCCTGGGAAAGATAGGTACAGTAAAGGAAATACGGAAGCTGCCGAACACGGACGATATGTACGCTTACTTTGTACACTTCCGTTATGTGAATCTGAAAGCAGCGCCAGGGAATAAGAAGCCTTACTATGCTATGCTGGACGATATGATAGAACCTATTAACCTAGAAGTAGTAGGAGAAAAGAAAGAATGATAGTATACGGTAGAAGCAACGGGAAGGCGTTACGAAGCGCGCTTGACAGCATGACGGAAGTACGGAACGGTTACATATATGCAGCGGCTACAGGAGAGCGCATAGCGAAGACAGGCAATACAATAATGATGAGCCTACAGGAAGTGTTATTGATAATGGGGGCAAGCTCGGAAACAAGAAAGCAAAGAAGGAATTAAGACAGCGGGAAATACGAGATAGACAAAAGCAGATCATACGAAGCCGAAGGCGGCAGCAGTTGTTATGTGAGAACCAGGACAAGAGCAATAACTGGAAGCGTATACACGGACTGCCAGCGACTAGGAAAAAGCGTGGAAAAACTCAGCAAACTATAGAGAAAACATAACAAAAAAGAATTGAAACTAAAGAAACTTTATGGTAATCTATAGGTACAAACGCAAGAAGAATTAGGTAAAGGAAAGTACCCTTTGCCTGGTTCTTCTTTTTTTGTTTGTCTAAACCTCCCAAGTGCCGCATGAAATCCAGGGCGGCACTATGAAAGAAGAAAGATAGATGCTTAAGAAGTTATGCAGTTACCCGGGCTGCCACAAGGTAGTAGAAGCTGGGGTTAAGTATTGTGACAGGCACAAGAACACAGACAGAGAGAAGTACAGAGAATACAAGCGTAAGCGTATGGAGAACGAAGAGGAAGCCCGGCGGCAGCAGTTCTATAATAGCAAAGCCTGGGAAGGGTTCAGAGCCAACCAGGAAGCGGCGCAACTTGGCGTAGATATATTTGAATACTACACAACGGGAATAGTGATAACAGCGGAGCAGTACCACCACATAGAAGAGGTTACGGAAGCATGGCATAGACGACTTGACCGAGACAATGTAATAGGGCTGAGCGAAGCGAACCACAGGCGCATACATAAAGAATATGACCGCGGATACATGGCAAAAAAGAAGATGCAGCGAACGCTTTACGATATGCTACAGCGCTTCCGGCGCGAGTTCGGAGACAACGGGGGGATATAAAAACTTTTTATTTCTTTTTAAAAGTCCCGAGTTCAAGTTGATTTGAAAAAAAACGCCGATTTTTTGTATAGGGGGGGTCTGAGAAGGTGGCAGTATGGCGAATGAAGAAAAAAAGACAGAAAAAAACAAGCCGAAACCTTGCCCGAAGTGGTTAAGTGCGGCGGCTAAAAAAGAGTGGCGAAGGATTGCGAAAATCTTCGCGGAAGAAGAAAAAGAATTTACGGACAAAGACCTTAAAGCCCTGGAAGCTACTGTACGAATTATGCAAAGTGGCAGAAATGCGAACAGATCATAGACGAAAAAGGCTACAGTATGGAAGTGGGCGATAATGGTTACGAACAGCAAAGACCAGAAGTAAGCATAGCAAATAAAGCACAGACGGAAATGAGAGCCTGGGCGAAAGAATTAGGATTAACGCCAGCGGCGCGGCAGAGAATGAAAGCAGAGAGCGCACAAGGCGACGGCGGCATAGACGCGGAGCTGGACGGAATGATAGCACATGATTAACAAGGAACTGCTTTTAGCTGCCTGGTTGGAGAAGTTACAAAAGAAGTGGGATACGGAAGAATACTACTACGATGTAGAGGAAGCAAAGAAAGTATTTAAGTTCGTGTCGAAGTTGACCAATGATAGAGGAGCAAGCCGAAACTTTGATTTATTAGAATTTCAGTTTGAAATAATAACCGAAATCCTATGCGTAAAGAGAAGGAGCGACGGCAAGCGGAAACATAGAGAAGCACATATAAATATACCGCGAAAAAATGGTAAGTCATTCCTGGCGGCGATTATAGTAGTATATCTCTTTTTCTGTCAACGGCATATCTTCGGCGCGCTTTTTATTTTAACGGCAAATACAACCAAACAGGCGGGCGAGCTGTATGGAACGGTAGAACATTTCATAAAAGCAAATAAGACGCTACGCCGCTACTGCAAGATTACAAGCAGTACGAAAACCATTATACGGAAAGATAACGGTAATAAGCTTATGGTACTGTCGTCAGATGCAGACAACGCCGACAGCTTTAACGATTATGTAGCCGTCCTGGACGAGATACACCAGGCGAAAAACGACGAAATGTACGGAAAGCTGAGAACGGGACAAGGAGCATGGGACGAGCCGTTAATAATGACAATTACAACGGCTTCCAGCGGAGAAGACCCGGCAAACCCGGAAATGCAGCTTTATACTATGGCAAAGAAAATAGAAGCCGGGGAAGTGAACGACCCGAGCTTTTACTATAGGATTTACGAAGCTGATAAAGATTGTAATGTTGAGGACGAAACACAATGGTATAAATCGAACCCGGCATTAGGAGTATTTAGGAAGCTGGAAGACCTGGCGAACTATGCGAAGCGTATACGGCTTATGCCTTTACAGGAAAATATGTTTAGGCGTATGTTCCTAAACCAGCACGTAGCGTTAGACCATGAAAAAGGCGCTATAAATATGGACTTATGGGACTTGTGTACGAAAAAGGTAGACACGAAAGACTTAGAAGGCTGGAAGTGCTGGGGCGGACTGGATTTATCAAGTAAAAATGATATTACGGGCTTTGTCCTGGTGTTTTATGAAGAGACAACCGGGCGATTTATCGTAGTGCCGTACCTGTATACGCCGAAAGAAACGGTAGCTTACAGGCAGCATAAGGACAATAACCCTTATGAGTACTGGATAAAAAAAGGCGATTTGATAGCTTTAGACGGAAAATATGTAAATTTTGAACGCTTCTTAGACCATGCGGTAGAACTGGACGAAAAATACAGGATAGAACAGATAGGCTTCGACCAGTGGGGAAGTACAACAATCATAAACCGATTAGAAGACCGCTGGGACGTTATCCCAATAGGACAGGGAACTAAGACTATGACACAGGTTATTAACGATTTTGAGAACCTATTAGTAGACGAAAGGCTGGTTATTGCAGAAAATGAGTGCTTCCGATTTATGGCGAAAAACTGTATAGCAGTTTACGACGAAATGTTAGGAGTCAAGTACAGTAAGAAGAAAAGTAAATTTAAAATCGACGGTGTAATAGCCATGCTTATGGGCTTGCTATTGTGCATCGAAGAAAATGGTATTGAACACTATAACCCGGTGGAATACCTGGACGCGATGTAAGAAGGAAAAAATATGCTTAAGAAGTTAAAAAACATGAAGAAAAAAATAGTGATCGCAGACGGGCTATTATTGGCAGCTATGGCGGTAGTGTTTGGGACGACATACGACATAAACCCGCATATCGGTATGTATGTTTTAGCTGCTGAGCTGGCAGCAGTCGCGATTATGATAGTAAGGAGCGGTAAAAGTTAATGTTTTTGGATTTTTTGGAAAAAAGAAGCGAAGAAGTAGACGATACGCCGCGACTTACGGACGAAGAAAAGCTTTTTTTAAAGGTTTTCGGGATAGAAGAAGACCAACCAGCGGCGGCAATGAAGGAAGCAACCTACTTTACCTGTATAAAAAAGCTGTCGGAAGCAGTGGCGAAAACGCCGCTATATCTTACCCAGGACACGGAAACAGGCGAAAGAAGGGCAAAAGAACACCCGTTATATGAGCTTTTGAGTTTAAGACCAAACCCGTATATGACGGCGGTAGACTTTTGGAAGGCAATAGAAGCCACCAGGCAACACGAAGGAATAGCCGGAGCGGTAAAAGTGTACGGAAGAAAAGGAAAAATAGAAGCTTTGTACCCTTGCACGATAGAAGGAATCACTATAGACGATGCGGGTGTACTCAGATCAACCAAAAAGCATAAAGTTTTAGTTGATTTCAAAGTACCAGGTACGGGAATGAATGAAAGCGCCTTTTATGAGGATTTGCTGATATTCAAAGGCTTTACTATGGACGGAATTAACACGGAAGCGGTAAGGACTATCGTAAAAAGCACGATAGACGTACAGATTAAAGCACAGAATTACCTTAACACGTTATTTGATAATGGATTGACTAACAAAATGGTAATACAGCTTACAAGCGACATAAGGGACGAAAAAGAGCTTAAAAAGATACAGGAAAAGTTTGGAAAACTGTACAGCAAAGGAAAACGTATTTTTACAGTTCCGGCGGGATTTAATGTACAACCCGTAAATTTATCCCTGGCAGACGCACAGTATGAGCAGATAAGAAGAATGTCTATAAGTCAGATCGCGGCGCTATTTGGTATAAAAATGTATCAGCTTAACGACTTGAAAGACACAAATAATAATTCGCTAGAACAGCAGCAGTTAAGCTTTTTGGTGGATACACTGCTTATCCTGTATGAATCTATCGAACAGGAAGTAACGTGGGGCTGCTTAACAAAAGACGACAGGGCACAAGGATATAAAGCGAAGCATAACACAAATGTTATTTTGCGTTCTTCGCCGGAAACCCAGCAAAAAATATTATGCGCTTACGTGGCGGGCGGAATCATAAAACCGAACGAAGCCAGGTTAGAGCTTGGAAGGCAAACTACAGAGGACGGGGACGACCTTATAGTAAATGCTGGTGTGCTTAAGCTTAAGGACTTAGGAAAGGACACAAAGGGAAATGCCGGAGAATAACACACACAGTACAGAAGATGCGGCGGAAATCCAGGAAAGAAGAAATTATGTAGCGTACCAGGGGATACCGCTTGAAGTGAGAGCAGCAGCAGAAGGCGAAGAAAGCCGCACGATTGGCGGTTATGCAGTTAAGTATGATACGCCTGTAGTTATTACTGACCGCTGGGGCGACAAATATTTAGAGGAAATCGCCGCGGGGTGCTTCGATGAAAGCTTAAGCAGATGCAAAGAGAACGGCAGCGAGATAAAAGCGTTATGGAATCACGACACAAGCCGACCACTTGGAAGCACGAAGACGGATACACTCAGATTTAACATGGGGGATACTACCGGGCTGAATTACGACATTGATTTACCTAATAACACATGGGGAAACGATGTACGGGAAAGCGTGAAGCGTGGAGACGTAGACGGCAGTAGCTTCGGTTTTATCTGTTTAGAAGATAAATGGAGCAAAGTACAGCACGAAGGCGAAGAAATGTACAAAAGAAGTGTTGTAAAAGCGGAGCTGTTGGAAGTAAGCCCGTGTACGTTCCCAGCTTATGACAGTTCACAAATTAACTGTAGAAGCTTTGAACGTATGAAAGCAGATACCAAAGAAGAGAAACGGCTGGAAGAGCTGAGAAAAGAAGCGCGACTTTTGGAAATCGCAGACGAAAATAACAAGGAGTAACCACATGACAGTACAGGAATTAAGAGAAGAGATTGTACAGAAAACAGAGGAAATTAACGGATACCTGGAAAGCAGAGACGCGGACAAGGCAGAGGAAGCTTTAGCAGAAAAGAGAAAATTACAGAAATTGCTTGCGGTAAGAGAAGCAGAGGACGACGAAGAGCGGGAAGACCTGGGAAGACAGAAGAAACAGAAAGAAAGCAGATCAACCGGAGCAGTAAGCGAGTTGAGAGCTGCCGTAAAATTTGCTTTGCATGGAAAGGCAGCACTGACAGACGAAGAAAGAGCTGCCGTAAATATCGACGGTAACGCTGCTATTCTGCCGGAACAGTTTGTAAACGATATCCAGGTATTAAGAGCTGGTTTCCCAAGCCTTAAAAACCATTGCCATGTAATCAAAGCAACCTCTAACCATGGCAAAATGCCGTTTGCAAAAATCGGCGGTAAAAAGCTGAAAAAGTATAAATCTGGCACGAAGCTTACAGGAGAAGCGGCAAATACAGAGGATATCAAGTACGACATTGAGAATTACGGTTCACTTGTACCGATTGCAAACGATTTACAGGAAGACGAAGCCGTAAATATCGTACAGGAAGTTATTAAGCCGGACTTCGCGGAAGCTGGGGTTAATACTGAAAATGATGAGATTATGCAGATCGTAGAAGCCAATGCCGTAGACAAGTCTACAGGTGCGAAGGATTGGAGAGATGTAAAGAAAATTATCGACGGAGTATTACCGACACTTCGCGGAAGAGTGGTAGTAATTACAAACCTTTCCGGCAGCGTGTACTTAAAGTCACAGGAAGACAAGAACGGAAGAAACTTAGACCTGGTTAAAGAGGTAAACGGTAAAGAATACTTCCAGGGTAAAGAGCTTATTACGCTGAGTGACGAAGATATTACAGCAAGCACTACAGAAAAAATGATTTTCTATGTAGTAAATTTGTATGCCCTGGTTAAATTCTTCGAGAGAAAAGGCTATACAGTGTCTACGGATAAGTCTGTATTCTTTGAATCTGACGAACTGGCGCTGAAAGTACAGGAGCGCTTTGACTGTGAGAAACTGGACGACAGAGCAGACTTTAAAATTGAGTTTGCGGCAGCGTAGGCGTAGCTTATGGCGATCACATTACAGGAAGCGAAGGAATATTTAAGGGTAGGCTATGACGATGATAACGACTATATCACGGAGCTTATAGATATATCCGAAGCTTATATAGACGGTTGTGTGGGTACTGCATACCGGGAAAAGGATAAATACAATAGCGAAGAAGAATATAAGAGAGGTTGCAGACTTGCAACCCTCTTACAGAAGAAAGTAATAAGCGATATGTACGACGTAAGAGGAACTACAGTAAGCAATAACACGAAACAGGATAAGATAACACAAACTATCCTGGATAAGCTAGCGAATGTGGGGTAGGTAAAATGTATGTAATGATACAGAAGCGGCAAAAGACCGTAGAAAAAGGACGACCAGTAGAAAAGTGGGACGACTACTTAAAATGCTGGTGTGAAGTAAAGAGCCTGTACGGGAAAGAACTGTATACCGCCCTGGAAGCAAAGTTAGAAAATGTAATGAACTTTGAAACGCGATACTGCAAAGCCCTGGAAGCCTTAAATACAAAGGAATACCGGGTAGTATGGGGCGAACGTATATTTAAGCTTATCAATGCCGATTACGGCAAATACGACCGCCGGAAAGTGGTACTTAAAGGGCAAGAAGTAGTATGAGTTTTAATATTACTATGGATTTTTTGGGACTGGACGAAGTGCAGCGGGAAATAGAAAGGCTTGCTACAGCGTCGGAACTGAAAGACCTAAATAAAAAGATTGTAAAGAAAGCCGGGAAAGTCGGCTTAGAAGAATCGGAAGGGCAGATAAGGAAGAAAGCATACAGTAAAAACCCTATGAAATCCGGGCGGCGCGGCAGCAGGATGGGGCAGCACGCGGCGGATAATGTCCCGGAGAAGGGAACGACACAAAGCGGGAACTATGGAGAAGTCATAGGCTGGGAAAAAAGCGATACTTCGCCATTTTTCTACATGAAGTTCCATGAATGGGGTACGACGATGCATAAGCCTAAAAAATTCATGCTGGAAGCAGCGCGCCCGACATATCGCGCACTAAAGAGCATAGCAGAAGAAGAATACGAGAAAGTTTTAAAGGAAAAGTTAGGGGGATAATATGGCACTTCTGAGTGAAGAAGAAAAGCAGCAGCTTAAGCAGATCATGGCGGATTATCCGAATAACGAAGACCTGGATTTAACGGCGTATATAGCAGACGTAATAGGTATAACGGGAAAACACGTAGAAGAAGGCTGGTATAACCAGGATATAAACGATACCCATATTACTTTTTACTATATTACGGATACCGACGCGAACCATAGCGACGATAAGAACGAAGCAGAAGAATACTATATACAGGTAGATATATGGAGTGAAGAAGATTGTTTTCTTTTGAAACGGAAAATAAAGAAATTACTTAAGAAGGCGGGCTTTACATATTTTGCGGGAAATGATGATTATGAACAGGATACGAAAATATACCATAAAGCAGCGCGATTTTATTTTTTGATAAATACCGAAGGAGAAGACTAAGGTAATGAAAGTTCAGGAAAATAAACAGACGATTGAGAGAAGCCGAGTAGTAGGCTTAAAGGATATCTGTGTAGCGGAAGTTACTACAAACGATGCTACGACCTATGCAGCAGACACACCTACCAGGCTGGCGAAAGCAATCACGGCAACTATTAAAGAGACATTCGAGGTAGAGTACTTATACAGTGACGACGAAGTAGAGGATACTACAGAAACATTTGTAAAAGCAGAAATTGAGTTGGAAGTAAACAGACTGACACCGGGCGACTATGCGTTACTGTTTGATTCCCTGTATAAATCCGGCTACCTGGTAAAATCAGAGAGCGACAGAGCGAAGGAAGTTGCTTTAGGATTCCGGGCAAAGCAGAACAACGGGAAGTACGAATTTGTATGGTACTATTGCGGAAAAGCAGAACACCCGGAAGAGTCCTACGAGACAATCAAGGACAAGAAGACCGCTCAGACACAGAAGATTACATTTACTTTCTACGCAAGAAAAAAAGAGGATACCGTAGACGGAAAAGCAAAACGCTTCTATGCGCTTAAGGTGGACGAATCACAATTACTTGAAGAACATGCAAACGCTAAAAAAGCTATTGCGGAATGGTTCGGGGCGGTACAGGAATACAAAGCAGATGTAGCAGCGTAAAAAGAGAAAAAAGGGGCGGTGTCATATTCTGACACCGCTAAGAAGGTGCGAATATGAAAATAACAATTAACGATAAAGAGTATGAAAGCGGAAAAATTACAAGAGAAAAATACAGATCATTTTGTGAGACGTTCGACAGCTTTTTAAAGAAGGAAGCTGCTTCTATGACTTTTACAGACGAAGACTTAGATAAAATGATTGAATCTATCGTAGTGGTATACGGAAATCAGTTTACATTTGATGAAGCCAGCGACGCGCTGGATGAAATCGCGGATATTCTGCTTAATTTCTCACTTATCAATGCGGAAATTTTGAATAAGAGTAATTTACAGGCAGAGAAGACAGCAAAGACCGGGAAAGCAAATATTATTACAATCGGCGGTAAAGAATACGATTGCGGAAAGATTGGAAGAAAGAAATATAAAGCCTTCCGCGAGGTATACGAAAGACTGACACGCCCGGAGAAGCAGACCTATACAGACGCGGAACTGGACGAAATGATTAACACTATTGTACTGGTGTATGATAATCAGTTTACTTTTGAAGAAGCGAACGAATCTTTAGAAGATGTTTCAGAGATTATTTTTAACTTCGGACTGATTAACGCGAATATCCTTAAGAAGCTTAAGGACGAAGCCGCGGGCGCAAAAAAAAATTTAAGCTCACAGGTGTAATAGACTACTGCCTGGAATGTGAGGAAGGAGAAAAAAGGCTATACAGAATCACGACATACGCTTACCGAAGATTTATAAAGCTTATGGAGAGAATTAGCTGTACTGATGATGAAGACGACTTATTAGAGCTATACGCTGCCGTGATACAGGTTGTATTTAACGACAGGGTAGAGAATGAAGAAATAGAACGGCTGGACGTAGCAGACATTATAGATACGTTTGGAGCGATAGTAGAAATCATAGATATTTCTGTCAATGAAAAAATACGGTATCTTGGTACACTTTTGGGCGGAGTGCCGGAAGAAGACCAGGGTAGCGCGTTCGATGAATACGACCAGGAAAATGGATATATCGAAGAGACGACGCAGGAAGAAATATGGAGATCATACGGGGACAACCTGGACGCTATCCTACAGATATGTATAAAGAGTATGCGAAACAGCTATAAGGAGTGCTTAGAATCAGATTTAAGCGACTTATTGGACTACGTTGTATTTCAAGTCGAATATGACCGGGAAAAGTAGACATAAGGAGCGTAATAAATGGCTGGTGCAAGTCTCAGAGTAGGGGCGAATACAAGCGAGTTTACCAGTCAAATGAAATCAATGCTTACGCAAATGAAGCTTGTTACCAGCGAATATAAGGTAGAAGCGGCACAAGCGAAAGCATTAGGAAGTCAGACAGATTTACTTAAGGCTAAGAAGACAGAGCTTACAAGTAAGATTAAGCTGCAAACGGACGCAATTAAGCTACAGCAGACCAATTTAACAGCTCAGAAGCAGAAGCTTACAGAACTGATAGAGAAGGAAGACAAGGCAAAGCAGAAGGTAGCAGAGCTTACGAAAGCCCATGAAGATAGCGTTAAGGCGACTGGAAAAGACAGCGAGGAAAGCCGAAAACTAAATGCACAGCTAGAAGAAGCAAAAGAAGCACACGCAAAGGCTACAAATGCTGTAAAGAAACAGGAAGACGCAATAGCGAAGAATACGGTTAAGCTGAATGAATCGAAAGCGGCACTTACTGAGCAGAATACAGCATTAAAAAATACAGAAGAAGAATTAACGAACGCCGAAAAGAAATGGACTGTTTTCGGACAGGAAATAAAGACGGCGGGAAGCAACATGGACGAAGCCGGGAATAAAACTATAAGCCTGGGCGACGTTATTAAGGCTAATCTTATTTCTTCCGCGATCATCAACGGAGTAAAAGAGCTTGCCAACGGGATAAAGGAACTTGCGAAGGGCGCGATAAGCGTCGGCATGGACTTTGAAAGCGGCATGAGCCAGGTAGCGGCTACTATGGGTATGACTACCCAGGAAATAGCCGGGGGAAGCGAAGCTTATACAAAGCTGGAAAATGCAGCGAAGGAAGCCGGGAATACCACCCAGTTTAGCGCTACCAAGGCAGCAGAAGCCCTTAACTATATGGCACTTGCCGGATATGATGCAGACAAAGCAGTAGAGACATTACCTACAGTATTGAACCTGGCAGCAGCGGGCGGAATGGATTTAGCGACAGCTCCGACATGGTAACGGACAGCATGAGCGCACTAGGGGACAAAGCCGGAACTACAGAAAGTTTTGTAGATAAAATGGCGAAGACCTCACAAAAGAGTAATACCAGTGTGCAGCAGTTGGGCGAAGCACTGCTTAGTGTAGGCGGAACGGCTAAGAGCTTGGCGGGCGGCGTTACCGAAGCGAATACCGTATTAGGAATATTCGCGGATAGCGGAACAAAGGGAGCAGAAGGCGGAACAGCATTACGAAACGTAATCTTAAGCCTTACAGCGCCGACGGATACCGAAAAGAAGAAAATGCAAGAGTTAGGGCTTGAAGTATTCGACGCAAACGGGAATATGCGCCCGTTAAATGAGACTTTCCAAGACCTTAACGGAATCCTGGGAAATATGACCCAGGGAGAGCAGACAGAAGTATTAAACACAATCTTTAATAAAGTTGACCTTAAGAGTGTAAATGCTTTACTTGCGAACAGCGGCGAGCGGTTCAATGAGTTAAGCGGATACATAGAAAATTCTACGGGCGCTGCCGAACAAATGGCGGCAACGATGAATGATAACTTACAGGGTAAAATTACGATATTAAAGAGCGGGCTGGAAGGGCTTGGAATTGCTGCTTATGAAAAGTTTGAGACACCGCTTAAAAATGCAGTAACGAATATTACGAACGTAATAGGAGATTTGCAGACAGATTTAACGAGCGGGGAGCTGAGCGGCGCGCTTGATAAGATCGCTACAGGTTTCGGAAACCTGGTAGAAAAAGCCAGTGAAATTATTGTAGCGGTATTACCTAAAATCCTGGAAGGGCTGGGCTGGATTGCAGACCACGGCGACACGATAGCCAGCTTATTAGCTGCCATAGGCGCGGGATTTGCAGTATTTAAGGTAGCGTCGATAATCAACGGAGTAGTAACGGCTATACAGGGACTTACGGCGGCAGAAGTGGCGCTAAATGCCATACAGAAACTTGTTAATATAACAATGGCTGCTAATCCGATGATGTTAATTATTACGTTGGTTGCTACACTGGTAGCGGCTATAGTCGGATTTGTGGCGACAAATGAAGACGCAAGAGCAGCGGTAGTAAATGCCTGGAACATCGTAAAAGATACGGTAGGAAAAGTAGTAGGAGAAATTGCAAAATTCTTTACAGAAACAATACCGAACGCGCTAAGCAAGGTTGTAGATTTTGTAAAAGATAACTGGCAAGATATTCTATTATTTCTGGCGAATCCGTTCGCGGGTGCGGCTAAACTGCTGTACGAACATTGCGAAACCTTCCGAAATATTGTAGATAATATCGCTTCATTTTTCCGGGAGTTACCGGGCAAGATTTGGGACGCAATCCTGGGAACGGTCGAGAAGATAACAACCTGGGGCGAAAATGTAAAGACAGCGGCGATCCAGGCGGCAAGTAACGCGATAACGAGCGTTGTAACATTTTTCCAGGAATTACCGGGGAAAATTTGGGACGCAATCCTGGGAGCAGTTACGACAGTAACGACCTGGGGCGAGAATATGAAGGCGGCAGTTGTACAGGCTGCTACTGAATTTGTAACAAATGCAATAACATTTTTCCAGGAATTGCCGTATAAAATCGGCTATGTAATCGGTCAAGCAATCGGAAATGTAGTACAGTTCGGCATTGACCTGGTAACTTGGGCGACAACGGAAATACCGAATTTCATTAACACGGTAATAACATTCCTGGTAGAGCTTCCGGGCAAGATTTGGGACGCGATAGTAAGCGCGATCACGAATATACAGAACTGGGGGCAGCAGATTTACACGGAAGCAACAACGTATATACAAAATACGATAACTTCCGTAGTGGACTTCCTGGTAGAGCTTCCGGGCAAGATTTGGGACGCGATAGTAAGCGCAATCACAAATATACAGAACTGGGGACAACAGGTATACACACAGGCAACTAATTATATACAGAATACTATTACGACAGTCGTAAGCTTTTTATCCCAGCTTCCGGGGAAAATTTGGAACGCGATAGTAAGCGCAATTACAAATATGGCGAACTGGGGGCAGCAGATGTTAAGCCAGGCGAAGACGGCAGCAATGAATATTTTGAGTAATGTATACTCAACACTGTCTCAGATGCCGGGCAGAGTTTGGAACGCAATACAGGGCGCTATACAATCTGTAGCAAACTGGGGAAGCGGACTACTGCAACAGGGAAGAAATGCAGCGAGCCAGTTGGTAAGCGCTGTAATCAATGGTGTAGCTTCCTTACCGTCACAAATGGCAAACGTAGGCTACAATATCGTAACGGGTGTATGGAATGGTATATGTAATGCCGCTGGCTGGTTTAGACGGCAAGTGCAGAGCTTCTTTAGCGGAATAGTAGACGGTGTAAAAAATGCACTGGGTATACATTCGCCGTCCCGGGTATTCCAGGACGAAGTAGGTAAGTACATGGCACAAGGAGCGGGCGTAGGATTTACGAACGAGCTTGGTAATGTTGAAGAAGACATAGATAAGAGCCTGGGAACACTTACAAAGAAAGTAGCGAAGATAACACCAGTAACAGAGGTTAAACAGAGTGCGAAAGTAGTAGCACTGAACAACAGAGTAGATACTACAGAATTTACGGACGATTCAGAAAAGACAGTAATTGTAGAAATCACAAATATTACTGAGCTTGACGGAAAAGAGATAGCACGAAAGACAACAAAGCGAGTAGTTAAGAATGTAACGAAAGACCAAAAGAGCAAGCAGAAAGCGAAAGGGGCGGCATAATGAACGGTGTATATTACACGATATACAACAATATTAGGGACAGAGACGCGGGCGTTAAGCCCGTGAGCCGCCCTAATATCCCTACAGCAGGACAGGAGTACGACGAGATAAAAGTACCGGGAAGGGACGGAAATTTATACAGAAAAAAAGGAACATTAAAAGATATTCCCATTGAGATTACTTATAACTTCCTGTCAGACAACCCGGAAGACTGGGCGGAAGATTTCAGAAGCATAAAACGGCGATTTCTTAAGGAAAGTACAGGTATGCTTATGTTTTCAGACGACCCGGGCTATTATTACAAAGTGAAGAAAATTGAAATAGGGACAAACGAGCGCTTAGCGAAGCGTATCGGGAAATTCCAGGTAACATTTACTTGCGAAGGCTATATGTATCTAACAGAGGGAGCAGAAACCAGGAACTTAAGCGATACACTGTACAATGCTTTTGAAGAGTGCGAACCAGTGTATGAGATCGCGGGGGACGGTGTATGTACACTTACTGTAAATGGTACGAAAGTTACGGCGAATATCGGCGGAAAGCTGGTTATAGATACCGGGCTGAAACTTTGCTACACGGCGTTGAAGGAAACGGCAAACAGACGGCTTACCGGATATTATGAAGACCTGTATTTAAAAGAAGGGGAAAATACATTTAGTGTAAGCCCTGGATTTACAGTTAAGATAAAACCTAACTGGCGGTGCAGATAAATGATAGAGGTATACGTTAAAGGCAATGAGGACTACGGAAGTAACGGAGATATGACCTTAACGCCGACTACGTGCGAAGTAGAACTTACTGTAGAAGGAGTGGCAGAGCTTACCTTAGAACACTCTATAGACGACCTGGGGCGTTGGGAATACCTGGTAACTGATAATGTGATAGCAGCACCTACGCCATACTCAAAGAAGCAGCTTTTTAGAATCTATGATTATACAAAGACTGAGACAGAAGTAACGGCTTATGCAAGGCATGTTTTCTATGATTCTGCCGGAGAAATGCTGGTAGATGTAAGACCGACGGACAAGACCGGGCAAGAAGCGTTAGATATAATCTTAAGCGGTACGAAGTACAAGGCGAAGACAAATATTAAAACGCGATCCACAGCCTACTATATCCGTAAAAACATCATGGAAGCAATTGGCGGGGACGATGAAAACAGCTTTATAAATCGCTGGGGCGGCGAAAGAATGTATGATAATTTTACTGTTATCATAAATGATCGCCTGGGTGGGGACTATGGAGCGTGCGCAGAGTTTGGGCGGAATATGACAGGGATAGAAGCGGACATAAGTATAGACGATGTAGTAACGCGAATTATCCCGGTATCATACAACGGGCACACCCTGGAAGGGGAAGAACCGTGGATAGATAGCCCGCTCATTGGAAGCTATGCAAATCCCAGGGCAGCAGTTATTAAATTTGAAGATGTTAAGTTACTGGAAGATTGCCAGGAAGGGGAAGAAGGATTTAGTACGCTGGAACTTTTAAGGGAAGAACTTAAAAGACGGTGCACAAAAGAGTATGAAAACGGGCTTGATAAGCCGAAAGTAAATTATAAAGTAGACCTGGTAGAAGTTGCGAATACGGAAGACTATAAAGACTACAAGAAATTAACAACAATAGGAATAGGCGACGACGTATTAACAAAGGACAGAAAGCTTAAGATAAATGTAACGGCAAGATGTATAAGGCTTGTGTACGACTGCATAGAGGAAGAAAACGCAGAAGTTGAGCTAGGGAACTTTATAGAAAATTATTTTGACAAGACAACCAGCGCGGCAGATATTATACAGAAAGTAACCAGGGAAGACGGGACGCTTAAGGCAGAAGAAGTATACGGTAAAATCGACGCTGTAAAGGCACAATTAAAAGCCCAGCGCGACATATCGCAACCTTCAGAAGTAAGGGCGGTAATATTTGAAGACCTGGTAGAAGGAAGCCCAACTTACGGGGCTATGTCTATCGGTACAATGGGCTTCTGTATTGCATCAGAACGTACAGCAGACGGGAAAGACTGGGATTGGAAGACCTTTGGAACTGGTAGCGGTTTCTATGCTGATTATATATGTGTCGGGCAGCTTGACGGAGCGCTTATAAAAGCAGATAGCATACAAGCGGAATCTATCAGCATCAACTATAAAAAGTCGGTGGAAACCCATATAAGCGAAGCGGTAAACACTGTAGAGAGAAACTATAAAAATGATATCGACGGGCTTAAAAGCGATTTCAAGAAAACCTACACTACTTTTCAGTATGTAGACGAAACAGCGGGAAACCTGGCAAATGAAGCAGAAAGCAACGCGAACAGCTATACGGAAGAAAAACTTAAGAAGTATGTTACTACGGTCGAAATGGGGACATCAATAAACCAGACAGCAGAAGAGATTAAGACCGAAGCGAGCAAGAAGTATACAACGTATAAGTATGTAGATGATTCCGCCGGAGCAGCAGAAACAAACGCAAAAGGGTATGCGGATACTGTAGGAGCAGGAGCAAAGAGTTATACAGACGAAAAGCTTAAGAAATATGTTACTACTACAGAAATGAATACGGCAATAAGTCAGACGGCGGAACAGATCAAGACCGAAGCGAGTAAAACTTATACCAGTTTTCAGTATGTAGATGAAACGGCGGGAAACCTGGCAAGCGAAGCAGAAGCAAACGCAAAAGGGTATGCAGATAAGGTAGGCACAGGGGCGAACAGCTACGCCGATACAGTGGGAACAAATGCGAAAAACTACGCGGACACAAAGGCAAATAAGGCTTTGACAGATGCAAAAGCCGACACGGACGAAAAGCTTAAGAAATATGTAACACAGGTTAGTATGAATACGGCTATAGATCAGTCGGCAGAATCAGTAAAAACATATGCAAAAAAAGCAGTAAACGAACTGAAACATAACTATGTAGAAAATGGAACTTTTGAAAGTGGAAACTTAGACGGATGGGACTTAAGTGATAACAATAATATTAAAGCTATAAACGATGAATACTTAGGGAATGTAGCAAGTATTACAAGGGGAACGTCTAACATTTACATGCGCCAAAGCTGGAAATTGAAAGCTGGAACATATACGGTAAGGTTCAAAGCTGGGGCGAACTTAAGAAGCATAAGCAAAGCAAGAATTAGAGTTTCGCTTGGTGGAACAAGTTATTATACAAAAGCCGGAGAGCTGGACGACGAAGTATTTAAGCAGTACGAAACGGAGATAACTATAAGCGCAGCGGGGACAAAGTACCTTTATGTGTATAACTATGTGGATAACACGACGGTTTATATTAAAGATGTGGAAGTACTGGGTAAATACGAAGATCATGCAGAAGCACAATTTACAGTAGCAAATGGCGCTATCGAAGCAGAGGTAAAAAGAGCGGAAGGCATAGAAGACGAACTTAGAAGTGCTATAAAAGTAAATGCAAATAACATAACGAGCAAAGTAGAAAAAGGGGATATGGGAAGTTATGTGACGCAATATTACAATAATGTGCTGGTTGCATTTAATAATAGTTCTAAGTATGTGCAAATTTCAGCCGGACAGATCGCTATTTACAATGGAGAAGTAACAACAAAAGGCAAACGAGCAGTATTTAACCAGTCGGGAAATTCATTCTATAGGGATAATTATTTTGTAGGGCGAATAGGTACAAATGAGTGGAAGAGCAATAGTGCGCATAAAGGGCTTACGTTTGATTTGGAATACCAGGGGAAGTATATGGCGTGGGCGCAAGAAGAAAGTAGCAGCGCGACAAGTTACGATACGATTTTATGCTATTCGAGAGCGAATAGCATTTATACAGAAAAGGGCTTACATTTTGGTTGTAATGTGTACGCACATGGTTGGAATTTGTATAACGCCGATCTAAGAAACACATCATACGACGGCTATAGCAGCTGGACGGGGGAAATTCCGATAATAACAAAGATACAGGCGAATAGTGATGGCACTATTACGTGGTGGAGTTCATCAATAACTGTAAGAAATGGCGGCATAACAAGCGCCCCGAGAAGCTAGGAGAAAATATGGAAGAAGATAGATACTTAAAGGTTAATGAAGCGGAAAAGCCGAAAGAAGAAGAAAGCCCGGTAATAGAAAAAACCACGGTAAGACTTTTCAATACAGAAGCGGGCGAAATGAAAGTGGAAGAGGAAAAAGAAGTAGTATGAGCAAAGAAGAAGTAAAGACAGAAAGACACACAGAAACAAAAGAAGAAGCAATTAAGAACATGAGAAAAATAGTAGAGGTTGAGGAAGAAAACCACGTAGAGACAAAAGAAGAAGCAGTTAAGAGAGTAGCCGAGCCGCTTAGCGTTACTATTGAAAAAGCGAAAAAAGATATAAATACAGCGGTTATTATGGCAGAAAGAAATTACGGCTTACATTCAAGTATTACGGTGCTGGTTCTTGAAAGTATCTTAGCAAATGTACGCGCGGGAAATGCTACAGTAGCAGCTATGGAATTTGAACAATACAAAGGGGAACTGTTGAAGAATGAATAAACAGATCACACGACTTACGTTAGATGTAGGTTTAAGAGATTCCTATAAAGTTGTATTCGCAAAGATGGGCGATACAGAACGCCGGGTAATTGCGGAAATTAAAGACAATGGAGAGGACTATAGCCTTGCTGGGGTAAATACTGTAGAAGTTCGCTGTAGAAAGGCGGATGGAAAACAGGTTACTAAAAATGCTACGAAAGATAATAATACAATCGTAATCGACATAAGCGGGCAAATGACAACTTGCAAGGGTACAGCTATTGTAGACGTAGTACTGTACGGAACTGACGGCGGTGTATTAAGTACAGCTAAATTCTATTTGAATGTAGACGACGGGGCGGTAAACGAAGACGATATTAAAAGCAGCAACGAATACGAAAGCCTTACAGATGCATTAAGAACGGTGGGACTTGCAAAGGAAGTAGCGAATACTGCATTAAATACAGCTAATGAAGCAGTTAAAACAGCAGAATCAGCTATGAAACAGATACCGGGTTATACTTCTAGGGCAGAGACAGCGGCGAGCAAGGCAGAAGAAAGTAAAACAGCAGCGGCAAATTCAGCGAGCGCGGCAGCAGATTCTAAGGCAGCCGCCGGAAAGTCCGCAACAGCAGCGGCAAATTCAGCAAGCGCGGCAGCAGAAAGCAAAACAGCAGCGGCAAACTCAGTAAAAGCAGCAGAAGCGGCGAAGGCGAAGGCAGAAGACGTAGTAAAAGGGATTGCAGATACAAAGGCGGAAGCAATCGCGCAAATAGAAGCTGCCGGAGTAGAAGCCACACAAAATATTAAGGGATACACGAAGGAAGAAACAAACGCACTCTTAAGAGCTGCTGGGATTCATACCCAGGTAGCGCGCCGATCTACGGGGTTAAAAGAGTATGGAACACGGAAAGCGTAAGCGATACCTGGGAACGTACAGACGCAAGCGTAGGCATGGAAGCAAACCCGACCATAGGGACAAAAGTAGGGAAAGACGACTTTTCTTATGTAATGCCGTGGGCGGGGATTGTATCTAAATGCTGTGACCTGGATACAGGGGAAACAATAGCGTATATCGGAGAACCGGGGTACGACCCAACGAAGTACATGGTACTTACAGAGTATCCGGGATATTATCTCAAACGCTGGCGAGACGATACATACGAATATGTACAGATTTCCGCCGGAGCATTTGACGGAGCGGTATATATAGAGCCGTGGGAGTGGGGACGCTACCCGTCTTCGCTTATGGGAAGCAAGCACGTATCCATGAGCGGAAAGCACCCAGATTGCAGAATAAATAGAGCTACGGTACGTGCGCGATCAAAAGCAGCCGGAGAAGGATACTACAGCATGGATAGCACAAGCTACTGGGCGTATAGTATGCTGGTTCTTGTGAAATACGCGAGTCTTAATACTCAAGAAAAAGTATGTAAGGGCTATTACTATTTGAGATACACAGACAAGGACAAAGCCTTAGTAGCGGAACAGAGTACAAACCGTATTGTTATTGCACTTGCGACAGCGGCTAACGAATACCTGGTAGGAAATGCTGTGGAAATCGGTACGAGCCTGGGCGGAGCACAGGTAGCAAAGCAAAGACAAATAACAAGAGTGGAAGACTACAGCAGCGGAAGCGTAACGGGGAAAGCGATCTATTTTGACGGCGACCCGGTAAATATTGCAGTAGGTAATATTATTAGTCATTGTGCCAATATATCGGGAACAACCGATAGCCTGGGGATGAAAGACGGATGCTTAGCGAATGACGGTAAGCACGCTATGTTACTTTTAGGGCATGAGCATAACGGGCAGTATGCTTTTGTGGATAATGTGAACCGATACCAGGATAAATTATATGTATGCTACGACAACACAGCGACGAAAGATAACGTAGGAGATACAGACCCGAATTATAAGGCGTTAAGCTTCGCATTTCCTACAACGTCCGGCTGGCAACTTTTGGAAGGATTCGACCCGGAACACCCGTTAGAAATGTGGTGCGAAAAGTTGGGCGGTTCTTCGGTAGGAAAAGGAAATGGGGCGTACTTATGGAGTAACAACAATGCCGCCTGGTGCGTCTTGTATGTCTTCGGGACCGCGCTCAACGGGGCTTACGCGGGCTTGCCTTGCGTGAGCGCGCACAGCGGTAGCGGTAGCGCGTACTGGGGCATCGGCGGGGTGCTTCTTAAAAAACGCCAGTAAGACCGGGGGTGTAACGGGGGCGGGCAGCCCCCTAATACCTAAAGATTTCCAGGAAAATGGAAGGAAAGGGGGAAGGTATTGAATTTGCAAAATGAAATGATATACTACCCAAAAGAAACGGCGGGAAGGAGATAGAAAACATGAAAGGATAGAGAAAATACATAAAAGGGATTTAGTGTGTAAGCCGCCTGGTACGTCTTGTATGTCTTCGGTAACGCGAACAACGGAGCTAACGCGGGCTTGCCTTACGTGAACGCGAACAACGGTAGCGGTAACGCGAACTGGAACATCGGCGGGGTGCTTCTTAATGCTTACAATGGAAAAAATGAATTATTGCACACTATCTAAACACGGCGCAAGCTGTGACCTTACCAGAGTAACCGACACGGCGAAGGACTGGTAAAAATAAGCGACTGGCAAGGAACTATTAGGGGAAGACCCGGAAGCCGCTATTTACAGGGCGGTATGCCTTCGGGCGTATTCCGAATAAGCATTTAAGAAAGGGTAGTATATGGATAAGCCAGTAAATAAGAAACCAAAGTTAAAGAAACAAGAGATACTACCTAAAAGAGTTGGTGGAATCTACGAAAAAATCTACGAATATGAAAACATTAAAACGGCGATTAAGGCAGTATGCAGTAGCCCAAACGCAACAAAATCAAAGAAAAACGAAAAGACAAATGCAAAGCAACAGAAAGAAAAGTATTTAGGGGATATCGACAAATACACGAAAATAATACAGGCACTTCTGATAGAAGGCAGATATAAGCCGCGGAAGCTGAGAAGAAAAGAAATATACGACGGTGTGCGGCATAAAAAACGAATGATCGCTAAGCCCTGTATGATTGATAAGATTGTACAACGGGCAGTATTACAGATCATTGAGCCTATTCTGACAAGAAGGATGTATATGTATTCGTGCGCAAGTATAAAGGGAAAAGGCGGGACGTATTGCAAAAGGAAGATTGAAAGAGCGATAGCCAGGAAGAACAGGAAAGGAAAGACGTATAAGAATGTAAAACATACAAAGTACTGGGAAGCCCTGGATATTAAGAAATGCTACGACAATATTTTACATTGCTTTTTGAAGTTCCGACTTATCAAAATGTTTAAAGACAAAAGGTTACTTGAATTACTGTTTATGTGTATAGATATTTACTGGGTAAAAGAGACAGCAGCCGGGAAAAGAGGAATACCAATAGGTACGCCGTTCGGTCACTGGTTCGCTAATATCATGCTGACACCAGTAGACTTTGTAATAAAACATATTTTCAAGATAAAATACTATTTTAGGTACATGGACGATATGTTATTATTTAGTAGTAATAAAAAGAAGTTACGACAGTATGTAGCCTGTATCCGTGATGCACTATCACGAATAGGCTTACACATAAAGAGTAAATTACAGGTACACGCAACCAATGATAAAGGGAAGTTAGGGAACAGACCAATAGACTTTATAGGCTATAGATTCTACAGGGACTGTACTACCTTACGTTCCAGTATATGCTTAAGAATAACACGGAGAATACGGAAGGTACGAAAGAAGCAGATACTTAACGGACACGATGCAAGAAGCGTAATAAGCTATTACGGCTGGATAAAAAATACGGATTCCTGGGGACTGAAAGTAAAGTATTTTGATGATACCGTAAAAAGCGCAAAGGAGAAAATAAGCAATGGAAGCGGTAAGAATCAGAGAAGGCGTAGAGACAGAAGAGGAAGTACTGACCGGGGCGGCTATCGTTGGGAGACAGGCAGGGCGTGTGCGCGTACAGCTTAAGACAGACGTAGAGACAGTAGAAGAGACGGAAGAAAAACCGAAACACTACCGTTTTACACTGATTGAGTTTTGCACCCGTGAAACTGCAAAGCTGGAAGCCCGTATTAACGGAAGCCTGGCTAAATGGATTGAGGAAGCCCGGAGAATTGCAGCAGAGAAAGCGGGAGAGAAGACAGCAGAAGAGAAGTACGACGATCTCAAAGAGACAACCGACGGACTGGTAGAAACAACGGACGAGCTTGTAGAAACTATGGCGGATATCTTAGGGGGGGCTATTTAATGCTGGCGGGTGCGAAACTTAAAATTATTGTACGCGGTGTAAAAATTAAGGTGCAGCGTGGCGAAGACCTGGAAGAGATTTTAGAGAGCTACGAAAACCTTACGGAAGAAGAGAAACAGCAGATAAGGGATAAAGTAAATGAGTGATTATCTTTTACAAATGATTGAAGTACAAGCCAGTGTAATTACAGATTTGACAGAGGTAAATAAAAGACTTCTGTTAGAGCTGGAACAATACCGGGCGATAGAGGAAGAAGACAATATTATACTAACGATGATGCAAGACATAGAAGAAGGAAAGGAAGACTTAATAAAAATGTCTTCTGTATAGGAAGGTTAGTATTTTTGAGTAACGAATTTTGGATAGGGCTGTTAGTACAGCTTGTAGTCTATGGCGTGTCTATCGGCGTGATTTACGGCGTAATGCGTACAAGATTAGACTATATCGAAAAGAAATTAGATAAACACAATAACGTAGCGGAAAGGGTATACAAATTAGAAGCAGATTCAAGTAAAATACTTGAAAAAATATCAGTAGAGAATAACCGTATAAAAGACCTGGAAGAGTGGCAGACGTATGAGCAGAGGAAAGAGTAAACGGGAATTTAAGAAAAAGGTTGTAATGGGGACTGGTGTCCTATTTGTATGCGCCTGCTTAGTGGCTTTAGTGTTCGCCTGGAACGAAAAGCCTACAGATGTGTTTACCTATATCATTCCGACGGCTGGCGGCGTATTCGCTGCCGCTGTAGTGTGGTATCTGAAAGCGGTACAGCTTGAAAATGGAATTAAGATACAGCTTGGAATGATTAAAAAACTTATCGACCTGGGGGAAGAGAACCAGGCGGAAGAAACAAAAGAGAGAATCATACAGAAGATGAAAGATAAAACAGATACAATCATAGACGAAGCGTTAGAACCGACAGAAATACAAAATTTTTAGAGGTACGAAACTATGGAAACTGTAAAAATGATTCTTGAAAACTGGGTATACTTTTTTATCCTTCTTATCCTGGGACTGCTTACCGTGTATGCAATCCTTAGATTTATGAAGCTGACACCGAAGCAGCAGCTTGAAAAAGTAAAAGTAGCGCTGCTTTACATGGTAACAGAAGCAGAAAAGGAACTGAAAAGCAAAACGGGACGTATTAAGCGATCTATGGTATGGGAATGGCTGGTAGAAAGATTCCCGATTGTTACACTTTTTATCACAGAAGAGCAGTACGACAAATTATTAGACCAGGCGTTAGAAGACTTTAGGAAAATGCTGGAAAGTAATACAAGCTTATATGATTACGTTTACAATACAGTAACAGTTACAGAAGAGGACACGGAAGACGACATTATGAGAAAGATTGTAACAGGAGCGTAATGGTATGAAGATTTTACTTATCAGCGGACACGGGGACGGCGACCCGGGCGCAAGCTCAAAATTTGGAGTAGAAGCGACGGAAACCGTAGTAATGGTACAGAAGATTAAGGAAACACTGGGAAACTATGCACAGGTTGACTTATACCCGACAAACAGGAACGCTTTTAAAGACTTGGGTAAAGGTTGCTGCCAGGTAAAATTTGGAGATTATGACTATGTACTGGAAGTACATTTTAATTCTTGTGTAAATGACCTTGCCGGGGATGGGAAGACTACAGGTACGGAAATCTATGTAACAACAGCAGAGAAGACCGTAGGTGTAGAAACAAAGATTGTAGAGAAAATCGCAGCACTGGGACTTAAGAACAGGGGTGTAAAGCGGACAAACTGGCGTGTAATCGCGAGAGCAAAAGCAAGCGGTACGTCTTCGGCACTGCTGGAAGTATGCTTTATCGACGACAAAGACGATATGCAGATTTATACAGCGAAAAAAGACCAGATCGCGGCAGCAGTGGCTACAGCAATCGCGGAGCAGTTCGGGCTTAAGAAAAGCGGGAACAGCGGAAACTGGGGAAGCAAAGGTATTACAGTAGGAAGTACCGTAACAATTAAAGACGGCGCGGTATACGGTGGCTTATCATCGGCACGCGGTAAGACAGTTCCGGCAGCTCAGCGCGGCGGGAAGAAACATACAGTAGATAAAATCCAGGTAAACAACGGAGTACAGGAAGCACGACTTAAGGATATTACAAGCTGGGTAGCTGTATCGAGCTTACAGGCAGTGTAGGGGGATAAGGAACATGAACGCAGAACAGAAGAATTTTATTGAAGTGGTGGGCGCTATTGCGTCCGCCGATATGAAGAACAGCGGAGTAGCGGCAAGCTTAACGACAGCACAGGCAATTTTAGAAAGCGCCTGGGGAAAATCAGAGCTGACAAAGACAAGTAATGCACTTTTTGGAATTAAGGCTACAAAGGACTGGAAGGGTAAGACTTTAACAAGAAAAACAACGGAATACGAAGATGGAAAGAAAGTACAGGTAGAAGCAGAGTTTAGAGCCTATGACACCTGGGAAGATTCCGTAAAAGACCACAGCGCATTTTTAAAGAAGTATAAGAGATATGCGAAGGTAATCGGGGAAACAGATTACAAAGAAGCTTGTAACGCGGTAGCTGCTGCTGGGTATGCATCAGACCCGGAATACGCAAAGAAACTTATTGAGCTTATCGAAACATACGAACTGTACAACTACGATACAAAGAATACAAATACCGACGACCTGGGAGCAGAGGACAAGAAGTATTACAGAGTCCAGGCGGGAGCATATAGGAGAAAAGAAGGAGCTGACCTTATGGCGGAGAAAATCAAAAAGACCGGGCATAAGGACGTATTTGTAAGAATGATTAACGGGCTTTACAAAGTACAGGCGGGAGCTTATACAGATCGCAAAAACGCAGAGAAGACAGAGAAAAAATTAAAAGCTGCCGGAATTAGTTGCTTTATTGTATGCGCATGA